GTCTTGAAACCCTCAATCTGTGCCAACTGTTTTTCATTGGCTCTGATCTGTCCGGCGTATTCCTGGGCCAGTTCCCGGTTGATCCGTTCCTGACTGATACTGGACAACAGCGAATCCAGAGAAGCCACATTTTCAATATGGCCCTTTAAGCTGTCCTGCACACACTCGATCAAGTCGTCCTCTTTCAGCATCACAGAGGAAGCGCAGCCATTCTTTTTGCCCGTAGGGCAATAGTAGTAGTGGTATTCCTTGTCTTTGTAGCGGTTTGTCTTACGGGTCATGCGGCAGCCGCAGCATCCACAGATCAAAATACCGGAGAACAGATATACCTTATCCGATTTAGGAGAGGTCCGGGTGTCAATCCGGCGAAGTCGCTGAATCAGGTCAAAATCGTGTTTCTGGATAATCGCCTCATGGGTGCCCTCTACACGAATCCACTCGGATGAAGGCTTATCCTCACGCTCCTTCAATTTGAAGTGGGGCGTTGTCTGTTTTCCCTGCACCAGTGTCCCGGTATAGGTTTCGTCCTTCAAAATGCGGATGATGGTAGTGGCAGACCATTTACAATCCTTACGGTCCGTATAGCCGCCTTTGGCATGGGGCATCCCGTGATTCCTCTTATAAGCCAGCGGAGAGAGAATACCCATGCGGTTCAGTTCATCAGCAATATGGGAAGCACTGAATCCTTCCAGACGCTTTCTGAAAATATCCCGTACCACACCCGCTGCATACTCGTCAACTTCCAAACTCTTATGCTTGTCGCCAGTTTTTACATAACCGTAAATAGTAAAAGCTCCAACAAAATCACCGCTGCGTCGTTTCACATCCAGGGCACTCCGGGTCTTTACGGAAATATCCCGGCAGTATGCCTCGTTCATAATGTTTTTTACCGATACGGTGAGATCATCTGCAGCGTCATTTTCCGTGTCTACATTGTCATTGATGGCGATAAAACGGACGCCGTAGGCCGGAAATACCCGACGCATATAACGGCCCGTCTCTATGTACTCACGCCCCAGGCGGGAAAGGTCTTTTACAATGACACAGTTAGCCTCGCCCTGTTCGATCATCCGCATCATTTCCTGAAATGCTGGACGGTCAAAGAGGACACCGCTGTAACCGTCGTCAATCTTTTCTGCCACAACCTCAATCTCCGGGTGCCGGGCAATGAAATCATCAATGAGCCGCCGCTGATTGGCAACGCTGTCACTTTCCACCGACTTGTCATCCGTATAGGAAAGACGGATATACTTAATAGCTTTATAAACCTGCATAAAAAAACACTCCTTTCGTTGCGCAGAAAAATCCCCGCAATTCAAGAAGTGTGGTTATGCCGTATTCAATTCCTTTTCCGACTCTTATTGTACCACGCTCTTACGGGAAAGTCAGCCCTTTTCTGGAAGAAATTTTGCTTCACCGTAAAATACCCTTGATACATTCCTCCAGGGTGGCACCGCCAGGGGCAAAGCTGGCCCGGACGGTAAAACGTCCGCACTTAAAACGGTAAGGGTTTTTGATCTGGCGCACAAATTCAGTGATTCGTTCCTCGCGGGGAAGCTCCTTATCCACGGTGACATCCCGAATGTCTACCAATGAACCGCTTCCGCCAGCAGTAATATTCTCCATAATACCAACTCCTTCCTGAAATTACTGGTCTATCAAAACCACATGAATAAGCCGGACCCGCCCTATAAATAGAAACAGGTCCGGCCCATTGTATCTGATTTCGATTTTGCTTGCCGTATTTGCCACGCCCCCCGGCAGCTCTGTCTACACAAAGCGGGGTTGCCATAGGCTGCGGCCAGCTTTACCGCATCATAGCCCCGCAGATGCCGCCGCTTTGCCAGAGCAAGCGCACACCGCAGGGACTTCCCTTCAAGTCCGTGAGAGATTGTGAAAAAGTACCATTATGATCTGCGCCGTCGTCGCGCCCGGCCTGCCACAGCCGGGTCAATGGATTGCGTGGATCGCTCGGACAGCCGGATTCATCACCTCCCTGGCTGCCTGTCTTTGCGCCGCTCCATTTGCCGCTCGGAACACAGAATGACGTACCCATAGCAACGTATATTCGGTTGTCAAAGTGCAACGAGGGCACGGCCATTATGACATTTTATAGTTGGGGTGGACCAGAGCATGTGCTGTATGGCCGCACCCATTGGACTTGTCTGCCGAATATGTCCCTCTATTATTCATTTCATTTTCGGGGGCAAAGTTGCCGTCTGTCAGGAAAGTTCTTTCAAAAACTTTTCCAAACTTCGCAGGCCGGCATTGATAGAGCGAGTAATTCGGCTCTTATGGGTGCCCTCCGCTTTTGCAATATCCGATTTGCTCATGCCAAGAAAATAGTGCGCATAAATCCGATTCCGCTGTTTCTCCGGCAAAGAGGCAAGTGCCTGATACAGCCTGGCATTTTCTTCTTTCCGTTCCAAAATATCCGCAGGTGTCAGGACAATTACCAGAGCGTCACGCTCGACATTGGCATCATAGTCCAGCGAAAAATATGCTTTGTGCCGGTATGTACGCAAAATATAAGCCGCCTCATTCAGCTTATACTCATGGAGCAAATCAGCCACTTCGTCCGGCACTTCCACAATGGTATCAGTTGTATAAAACGGGTAATAATCCCGCAGATTGATCTTTTTCATTAGATTATCCTCCAATTTCAATTTTTGAGTTGATAGGCAAAATCGAAATCAGAGGGCGGGGAGCGACAGCCAGGAGTTCCGCCTACAAGAAAAAAATCAGATAGGCTTGTCCGCCTTTCAGATATGAAAAAAGCGCGTACCTGTTTTATTTCAGGAACGCGCTCATAGGAATATTTTGTTGAGTATTGGGGAAAAGGATAAAAATATGTCGATACAAAAAGCGCCGCAGCGTTTTGAGCTGCGGCACTAAAAGATTTTCGGCTATATCGTTGTCGGTTTCTGTAGAAATATTGGACCTTCCAAATGTGCATGTCTGCCCCCATACCTGGGGGAGCACAAACAGATTAGAACG